GAAAAATATCAGATATATTGTCACCGTCCAAAGGGTTACCGACGTTTTCGTCGATTGTGAAAGTAAAGTCTTCTTTACTGACGCAAAATTAACATTTGGAGTTGACAGCTACGGTTCCATTTTGGAATTCGTAGACACCGTCGATTCAGATGTTGGTTATTCGAAGCTACGCAAGGGGACACTCTCAACCATATTTCATGGCTTGAGAAGGTCCATTTGGGCTAGCTAATACGCTTTGCGTATCCACCTATGGCGCTGGCTTTTCACCAGTCTCGTTCACAGAGGATCATCTATGTCTACCATCACTTACCGATCTGCAATAGAAACATCTGCAGACCTTATACCTAACCCGACGCTACCTGGCTACCCTGTGGTTATTAGGGAGAGCTCCGCTCTACCTATAAACATCGAAAAGCCTGAGCGTTGGATAGAATATAAGCCGAGATCTCTTTCTGCCAATTGGCGTAGAGAACTTTCGGAAGGTGATGCTACGACAGAAATGGATGCTTTTACGGTCGATACTGACCCGAAGGTAACTATGATGTTCGCCAGGTATTTCACTGAGAAGAACTCATTATGGATATCCGGAGCTGAAAGGCCCGGGTATTATCGTAATGAGCAAACTTTTCGTGGCATACCTATGCCCTCAGACTTGTTCACGCCTTTCGAAGGGTATGAACAGGAACTCAAGCCAGATCTGGCTGGAGATCTTTGGGAAGTGAAGCTGTTCCGCAGGCGTTGTTTAGAAGACTTCTCGGCTAGACTTGCAAAAAATTATGAATTGCAAGGTGTTACTTTTCTAGCTGAGCTTCATAGGAGCCGTGATCTGTTGAGGAAAACCGTTGAAGCATTAGCTTCTGATGCAACAAAGTGGGCTGAAAAGACCGCTAAGTATACATCTAAGCTAAAACGGGACCCCAAACAACTGTTAAAGGTTGTCTCAGACCGGTACCTTGAAGGGCAATTTGGCTGGCGCCCGTTAATGGGTGACATCCAGGATATTGCCTCTATCGTTAGAAAATCGAGTGATACTAAAAGATCGGAAAGTACTCATCATCAGCATAGGGAGCTAACAAGCTCTCCTGTACGTGAGGTGGTATCTACGTTCGGCTCTGTGCCCAATATACCGGGTTTGAGAGTTAGTCATTCGATTAAACGATATGCGTCAGTTTCTATAAAATACTCGGCGGCTGTTAGGATGGTAGAACAGACTGAACTCGAAAAACGTTTGGGTTCGATCGGTTTCTTGCCATCACAGCTGCCGGGAGAGTTATGGGAACTGGCGCGCTTCTCATTCATAATGGATTATTTCTATAACATCCAAAATGTCTTAGAGTACACTCCAGACCTTAGGCACAGGATACGGTACAACTCTTGTACTTACTCAGACTCCCTTATTCAGGAGCATGAATGGTATGAGGATGGTACTTCACCTGCTTTCCTAGAGGTTATAGAGGTCTCACCTGCAAAGATAGTTGCGAAATCTCGTCACACAAAGAGGTTCAGGGACCAAGAACTAGG